CAGGGTAAAAACGATTTGAGCAAATTGCACAAAGCATGTAGCCAAATACTGACTGAAATAAGTAAAGAAAGCGTTAATTGCCGCAGACTACAAAAAACAACACCAAAGTATTTGGAATTGGATCAGCAGTTCAAAGAGGCCATAAGTAATCTAGAACAATGGATAACTTTTGCCAAACTTTTGTACTAATTGACTTAATTCGATATAGATGTTATAATCAACAAATTACTAATTACTAAGGATCTGACATGGCAACAGTAGCTGGCATCAAGATTAAAATTAAAGCGGCCAAGGTTCGTAATGCAGCATTTGCAGACGAAAAATATACTGGTGGCGAGCCCGAATGGCCAGAAGAGGCAGCAGAATGGGAAGACAGTGAGTTTGATAACTTCCTTCGCAGTAGCTTCTATTACTACAATTATTACTACAATCAAAAGGATTGCAAGAAGTATGTGGTAGAGTGGCTTAAAACCATGCCCACTGAGTTTACCAAAGAAGAAGTCAAGGCATTTGATCGTTCAGCAGATCGTGCAATCCCAATGACAGCCTGTAGTCTGATTATGGCACGCCGTCAAGGAATGATTTTCCGTACACGACACACTGACTTTCTAAAACAAGTTATCCGTGCGGCAATTTCAGAAGCAGAACCTGAAGCAGTTGAAATAACTTCCTCGGCTGCGAAAACATACACTCCTACTATTCAAGACCGTCTCAATGAGAAGACCAGCGAGATCATCGGAGAGCTTGAGGGCATGTACGACGATGTGTGCCTAAATAATAAAACAGCATTCAAGCCCTATGACTTCTTGACCGGCAATAATGTGGTTCAAAACCAATTGGGCAAGTACGAAATACTGTTTACTGCCCGCCGAACTGAACTTGAGACAGCACAGAGCAAAGAAGATGCCCAATTGACTGAGGGATATAAACACTATAAGGCCGCTGATTTCAAGCGGATTATTGCGTGGATTGACGCACTGCTGGCCGCAGTCGAACAGTATCGTGATGTAAAGAAAGCCACAAAGAAAGCCAGAGTTAAGAAAGCACCTAGTAAAGAAAAGGTCATAGCCAAACTCAAGTACTGTAAAACTGACCCTGTGTTGAAACTGGTCAGTATGAATCCTGCTGATATTATTGGAGCAAATGAGTTGTGGGTGTATAATATCAAAACTCGCAAGCTGGGCAAATATATCGCAGATAATTTGCAAGGTCCACTGGGAGTAAAAGGCACCAGTTTGATGGGATTCGACGAGGCCAAGTCAGTGTGCAAAACATTGCGTAAACCGGCCGAGACTCTCAAAGATTTTGCAAAATCGGGCAAGATTAATTGCGTAAATTCCTTGACGAGATCAAAGCCACAGAAACTAAAATGAACGGTCGAATTAGCGCAGATATTGTGCTACTCAAAGTTGCATAACATAAAGAGTTCTATTAGCTAAATATGGTTAATAGGACTCTTTTCATATGTCAACAGTTATTCAACCCGACTTAAAAGGCGACTTTAGCCTTAGAACACAAGACTTAGGCGGCCCGGGCTCGATCAGCACCGAGAGTGCGATTGCAGCCAATCCACAAATTCAAACACTCAATCAGCTCAGAAATGATATGATTGATTACATTCGTTTGAGACTGGGCGACCAAATCGTAGACATCGAGCTGGACAAAGAACACTACGATCTGGCCATCAAGCAAGCATTGATAAAGTATCGTCAAAAGGCACAAAATGCAGTGGAAGAAAGCTATGCATTCTTAGACTTGATTCCCAATGTACAAGAATATATTTTGCCCAACTACATCATGGAAGTTAGGCAGATTTTCCGCAGAGGCATCGGTGCCTCGCCCGGATCCACAGCCAGTCAATTTGAACCGTTCTCTTCGGGCTACTTAAACACTTACATGTTGGTGGCCGGTCGTGTTGGTGGCTTGTTGAGCTATGAATTGTTTGCGCAATATCAAGAGCTGGCCATGACCATGTTTGGCGGCTACATAAACTATACTTGGAATCGTGTTACCAAAAAGTTAACATTGGTGAGGAAAATACCTTACGATAACGGAACAGCAGTATCATTGAACTCGTTGACTGCAAGTGGTCTCGCTGCAGGTTCTACAATTACCATAACTCTACAATCACCGCAGACCAGTGTTCAAACAGATTCCAGCATTTATATTCAAAACTGCCCAGTTCGCGGTTACGGCGCTGAGTATAGAGTTGTGACCATTGACCCTACCAGTACCATAATAACAGTGGTAGCCAATCAAGTGTTGGGATCAGTTGCAGTCACTGGCAGCGACCTACAGAAAACCACAGTTTGGATTCCGGATTACGACTCTGGAACCAACAATATGGAAAGTGTGTTGCTTTGGATTTTCAATCAGAAACCCGACAGTATGCTGCTAAGTGATCCAATGGTTTATCCGTGGCTACAGGATTACGCACTGGCATTTGCCAAAAGCATATTGGGACAGGCTCGAGGCAAGTTCAGTACACTGGCTGGCCCACAGAGCGGCACCACACTAAACGGTGCAGCACTGATGGCAGAGTCTGCGGCAGAAATGGCCCAACTCGAAGATGACCTAAAAAATTATGTCGACGGTTCGCAGCCATTGACCTGGGTTATCGGTTAAACTTTACTTGATTTTTATCTGTTACTTCTGTATAATACAGTATAGGAGTAATTTATGATCATAGGTCTATGTGGTTTAATTGGCAGCGGCAAAGACACAGCCGCAGATTATCTGTGTAATTTTCACGAATTTCGACGGGACAGCTTTGCTTCCACACTCAAAGACGCAGTGGCCTCAGTATTTGGCTGGGATCGTGAACTATTAGAAGGTCGTACCAAGCAAGCCCGCGAATGGCGAGAACAAATCGATCCATGGTGGGCCGACCGCATGGACATGCCAAATTTAACTCCTAGATTAATTTTACAATTATGGGGCACAGAAGTATGCCGCCGCGGATTCCACGATGATATTTGGATCGCCAGTCTAGAAAATAAACTTCGAAATACCAAAGATAATATTGTTATCAGTGATTGTCGTTTCCCCAACGAAATTACCAGCATACGCAGGGCAGGCGGCCGAGTGATCAGAATAGCTCGCGGTACAGATCCAGCGTGGTTTAGTTTGGCCAAAGTAGATCCGTCTAAAATGCCGTCAGTGTATCCGGATATTCACGCCAGCGAATACAGCTGGGCACAGACTGACTTTGATTTTATCATTGACAACAACGGGTCAATTGAAGATCTGTACTCGGATCTTAAAAATCTGGTGTAATAGGACTTTCTCGCCACGGCAGTTTACTGGCCGCTACTTCGACTCGACAATTGAGGCACACTGATCTCAAATTGAGTGGATTGTTATTCTTTAAATTTCCGTCGATGTAAAATACCGCTATTTGTCTATCGGGATATTTTGCTCGCCAGCCACACTTGTCACAGATGGCCTGTTTGCGATAACCGGCCCGTAACCAAGCCGGCGGCACAGGCGTAAACTTTTTACCTTTGCGAATACAACCGTCACAGAGTCTTCTGTAATGATATTGTCCTTGGCGGATATAGTTAACTGCAACAAGGGATTGATTACAGGTAGAACATAAGGGTCTAGTCATACGAGTATTTAATCAAACCTTTGCAAAGGGCAAGCAAACCACCCATATTTCCTATCTATCGATAAATATTTGAACAGTTTAAGAGGATATGAAACATGGCATTAGTTTCTCCAGGCGTACAAGTCACAGTAATCGATCAGAGTAATTACGCACCTACCGCAATCGGTAGCGTACCTTACATTCTAGTCGCTACAGCGCAAGATAAAGTGGCACCAGGCGGCACTGCTATAGCAGTGGGCACATTAGCAGAAAATGCAGGAAAAGTTTTTAACATTACCAGTCAACGCGATTTGGTAACTACATTTGGAACTCCTATATTTAAAACAACAGCAGCAGGAGCTCCGATTAATGCTGATGAACAAAATGAGTACGGCCTATTAGCGGCCTACAGCGCATTGGGAGTAAGTAACACAGTTTATGTCCAACGAGCCAATGTAGACCTAGGTGGTCTAACCGGCACAACAGTTCGCCCATTGGATGATCCAGCTACTGGAAGTTTTTGGTTAGACACAACTTTAACTAATTGGGGCATCTATGAATGGAATGCTGCCACTCAGGAATTTACACAAAAAACAGTCACAGTAGTAAGCGACACAGATCTGTTAGTTGCTAATACTACACCAAATGTCAGCGTTGGTGCAATTGGCGATTATGCAGTAAATGTGCTGGATGATACGAATCCAATATTTTATAAAATATACAATAACACATGGCAGCTAGTGGGTAACACTGGGTGGCAAGCAGGTATTCCTACTATCACAGGCAGTGTTACAAATGCTACTATCAGCGCAAATGCTAATATTAAAATTAACACCACAAACGTAAGAGTTGCAACTGGAGCAAACCTAACAACGGTGGCGGCAAGTATCAATTCAGCAGCAATTACTGGTATAAGTGCTAGAGTATCGAGCACATCACAGTTAATTTTAACTGCTACCACAACAGCAACCAACGGCAGTATTAATATTATCAATGGAAATAATACACCATTGACTGATTTAGGAATCACTGCTGGTACCTATTTAGGCGCAGCAGTTGCGGCTAGTCCATATTTCACTATTCCAAGTTGGCAAAGTGCCAACTTGGCGGCTAATATCGGAACTCCAACTGGCAGCGTATGGCAAAAGGCCAGTTCGTTGGGCAATGGTTTAAATCTTTCTGTTAAAAAATACAACGGAGTTACCTCAGCCTGGGAAACACTGACAGCGCCAGACTATGACACTGTGTTTGCTGCAACATTTGGATTAGATCCAACTGGTGGTGGTCAAAATATCGCGCAAGGGTCGATATTCACTCAGTACGATGCGTATGATACAACTAACTCTACATTGGGTAATTATCTGTGGTATCGTAAAAATACCGGCTCTACCGTAGTAACAGGTGCAACTACCACTCCAACTGCGGCCAATGTTAGCGCAAGTTTTACTCTACAGACAAGAGCGAATGCCACACTGGCTAATACAACTACCTACACAGTTTCGATCAGTACTGCTACTGTGACTGGATTTATTAATGCTGTTTCGGCAGCAGGTATACCTGATGTTACTGCCGCACTAGATTCAACTGGTGCAATGACATTGGTACATGCATTGGGTGGAGACATGATATTAACTGACGGTGCCGGTACCCCGTTGAGCAATGTTGGACTTACTACCAGCGGCACTAATATATACGCCAGTCCGGCTTCTGCTGGATCGGCGCTGATTGGTTCTAATTGGGAACCGTTGAGTGTGGAAACTTATACAACCAGCGCCACACAACCATTTGTTGCACCAGTAAATGATACTTACTGGTATTATAATACACCTGCTCGCGTAGATATTATGATTAGTAATGGCAGTGCTTGGCTTGGTTATAGAAATCTATCATCAGACATCCGCGGATACAATCTAACAACTACCAACAGTACAGGTCCTATCTTAAGTTCAACTGCACCAACAGCACAGGACGACGGAACAGTATTGGTTTACGGTGATCTATGGTTAAACAGTTCAGACTTAGAAAATTATCCTAGTCTGTATAGATGGCAAAGTGTCAGCGGCGTAAATCAATGGGTATTGATTGACAACACCGATAACACAAGTCAAAACGGTATTATTTTTGCAGATGCTCGATGGAGCACAACAGGCAACGTTAATCCAGTAACCGGAACTCTGCCAACCATTACAGCATTGGGAGTCAGTAACTATGTTGATCTAGATGCGCCGGATCCTCTTTTCTATCCACGCGGCGTTTTAATGTTTAACACAAGAGCCAGTGGTTTCAATGTTAAACAATACAAGAGCGCATATTTTACCAGCGCAGCTTATCCAAACGAATCTCTACCTGGAAGACAAGACACTTGGTTGACAGTGAGTGGATTTGATAGTTCTAACGTTCCAAATTTTGGTCGCAAAGCACAGCGTGGTGTTGTGGTAGCAGCATTGAAATCTTCTATAGACAGCAGCACAGCACTGCGTGAAGATCAGAATGTATTCAACTTGATTGCTTGCCCGGGATATCCAGAATTGATGCCTAATATGGTGGTATTGAACGAAGATCGTGACAACACAGCATTCATCGTTGGTGATACCCCAATGCGTTTGCCGGCCACTGGAACAGCAATTCAAGCGTGGGCAGATAATACAGCTGGAGCTACCTCCACAGGCGAAGACGGTATAATCACAGTCAGCCCTTATGTTGGTGTTTACTACCCGAGCGGCCAAACAAACGATTTGTCTGGCAACGCAGTTGCAGTACCGCCAAGCTATGCAGTGCTTCGTGCTATTATCAAGAGTGATAACATCAGCTATCCTTGGTTAGCACCCGCTGGCACACGCAGAGGTTTAATTGATAATTTAAATACTATCGGTTATGTTGACGCAGACAGCGGTCAGTTTATCAGCATCGGAGTCACACAAGGTCTACGCGATGTTATGTACACCAATAAGATTAATCCCTTGACCAATTTACCTGGTACTGGATTGGTAATTTATGGTCAGAAGACATTGGCCACTGAGCCAAGCAGCTTGGACAGAATTAATGTTGCAAGATTGGTAAACTATCTAAGATTGCAACTAAACACATTGGCCCGTCCGTTTATATTTGAACCAAACGATCCAATTACACGAAATGCAATTGCAGCAGTAGTGTCCAGCTTGTTAAACGATTTAGTTGCCAAGCGTGGTATCACTGACTATCTAGTAGTTTGCGATGGTACCAACAACACAGCAGAGCGTATTGCTAGAAATGAATTGTATGTAGATGTTGCAATTCAGCCTACCAAAGATGTTGAATTTATTTACATTCCTATTAGGTTGAAAAATCCAGGAGAAATCCAAGCAGATAACATTGCATCAGCATCAGCCGTAGGAACAGGAGCATAACATTATGGCAGTTTCATCATTAACCAGATTTACCGTACCACTGGGCGGTAACCAAAGCGCAACTACCCAAGGTTTGCTAATGCCAAAATTAAAGTTTCGCTTTCGCGGAACTTTTGAAAACTTTGGCGTAAGCAATCCCAAGACTGAGCTGACCAAACAGATTATGACCTTTGCTCGTCCTCAGGTAACTTTTGATCCAATCGAAATTCCTATCTACAACAGCAAAATCTATATTGCAGGCCGCCCAACTTGGACAGCAGTGGCAGTTACTCTGCGTGACGATGCAGGCGGCAATGTCAGTAGACTAGTCGGCGAACAGCTACAAAAGCAATTTGACTTCATGGAGCAGGCCAGTGCAGCTTCGGGTTCAGACTACAAGTTTGTTACCACATTAGAAATGCTGGACGGCGCCAACGGCACCACCGAGCCAACAGTGTTGGAAACATGGCAACTCTACGGTTGCTTCTTGACTGATGTAAACTATGGCGATGTAGATTATGGCACCAACGAACCAGTAGTAATTACTATGAGTGTTCGTTATGACAATGCACTGCAAACTACTACTCCGGGCGGAGTAGGTAATCCAGTGCCTCGCACCAACAACGGCGTGGCTACCAGCTAAACGGTCAAACAGCACCAATAAACCCACTTTCTAGTGGGTTTTTTAATGACATAAATATTAGTATGGCCAGCCTTTATAATGCAGATTTAAAACCTATCGCCTCGGGTGCTACCACATACCCGTACGATCACGCAACTAGATTGTTTCTATCGGACAATTATAGACTTGCACCCAAGCAAAGTTTTTTATACTATGTTTGTATTAATGTGGATACTGGCACTCTCACTGGGTCGAGCATACTACAATCATTGATTGCTCCGGACGGCACCAGTAGCCAGACTCTAATAGAGCAGTATGAAACTGGATTGATGGCAAAACGAGTGGAATTGCCCAAGTTTACTTTGTCCACCAAAACCATGAATGCGTATAATAGAAAAAATATTATACAAACCAATATTTCATATGACCCAGTTACAATAACATTCCATGATGATGCAGCAGATATTGTAAACACTTTTTGGAATGACTACTACACATATTATTATAGAGATAGTGATTACAATTCCACACTGTATCAGTTGCCGCACAAGTACCAACCCAGAAATAGAGATAGTTGGGGTTTTACTCCGCGAAATAATTCATTACGGCCATTTCTAAGAAATATACAAATATTCAGTTTACACAATAAACGATTTACTGAATATTTGTTGATTAATCCGTTTATTACCAGCTGGCGGCATGGCGAACATGATGCATCTCGTGGCGACGGAATTATGGAAAATACCATGCAACTGGCCTACGAAACTGTAAAGTATAGAACAGGCTATATAAACCCAATTGATGTAAATGGGTTTAGTCTTCTGCACTACGACAATACCGCCAGTCCTATATCCAATGGCGCATCGAACGTGTTCACTGATGCAATAATTAGCGGTGCAGTAAATGGTGCAACTAAAGATTTGTCCAGACCCAATGGCACTGGCAGCGGTGTAGGAGTATTGGGCAGCATACTCAATGCTTACAAATTTTATAACACTGCTAAAAATGTTAACATTGGCGGAGTAGCAAAGCAAGTACTGGGGCAAATAGCGGGACAGGTTATAAATGGCGCAGTGAACGGCGCTATCAATAATGTATTTTTCCCCACAGTAAATGGCACCGGCGGCTACGGCGGCACCTACGGCAGCAGTCAAGTGTACTCCAACGCAGGCATACTTCAAACAAATCCATATGGATCTCCGGCTAATTCATTTTTAGCAACCATTGCAGGATCCGCAGTGGGCGCAGTGACTGGCTCCATTGTGCAAACAGCAGCCACTCAAATTGATCAGTGGGTACGCGGTGTGGTCAGCGGACAAACAGCGCCATTGCCCGGCTATCAGCAAATATATCAAGCGCAGACCACCAGTGGCATCATACAAGTAAATTCACAAGGACAACCTATCACTGGTCAATCTACAGCTTTTGTTCAGAACTCCGACGGAACAAATATTGTAGGCGAATTACAAACTATACAAACCGCAACTGGAACATACAATCCGACCAACCTGACAGAAAATTTAAAATATGCCACAGTTACCACCGATGAAAGCGGCAAGCCGGTAACTGAGTATGTATACCGTGATGGTACCAGAGTTATATACGATGACGAACGGGGCGGGGCGATACAAACTTATCCTGGTACAAATGCTATATCAGGCACAAATACCATTAATGCTCCAGTGGATGCAAGAAATCAAGTAATTGCAGGTCAACAACTCAATCCAGGTCAGCAACAAACATACACAGATCCAAGAACAGGCATCATATACACAACCGGCGGCACCACAGGAGCATATATTATAAATACTATATCGGGCACTGCCGGTGCTGCGGCCGGCGGTCTTCTGGGCTACGGTGCTAATCAATTGCTCAATCAAACATTCTTAGGTAAAACTGTTATCGGTCAATCGGTAAGTGGCGCCGCCGCGGGCGCTTTGGGTCTTCTCGTTAGCAGAGAAATCAGTAATGGCCTTCAGCCTATTTTAAATGGTATTACTGGCAGTATCAGTCAAGGATGGGACAGTGTGGCCGGGTCTATTAAAAATGTAACAGGATCATGGTTCGGCGACGGAAAATATAATCCAGCCAGTCCGACCAACAATATTTTAAGTAGAGTATACGACGGAGAAGGTGGATATATTCTTACCGATAAAACTGGTAGTGTGACTTTCACTGATGGTGCAGGAAAAATTACTGGTTACGGCCCACAAACAGCAACCAATGGATTTAATTGGCCAAGTTTTGGGTCAAGGGCACCTGGTGTTAATACCGATAACCAGGCTGGATTTCCTGGACAGTGGACAGACGGATATGGAAATCCTTTGCGGACTTCAGATGGCGGCCTGGTGTATGGTGGCGGCTATAATGCAATCAATAACATTGGCAGTGTCAGTGATTATCCTCTTTACGGCAATGATAATAATCCAATCGCCACCGTCGACTCAATTCCAGATCCGTCTTCATATGAAGACTACTGGAACTAATTTAATCTTTCAATATGACAACTTATAATCCTCAACAACCCAGTAATTTAAACAGCAGTGGAACAAATTCTACTACTAGATTCTTTAACAATTACTTTATACCTAGCTATACAGTTAGTCAAAACACCAACGACGCCATACTCAGTTACTTTGAAGAACAAACCGGCAATGTGGAAAGTGCAAAACTATTGGCCCAAGCAGTCATAGACACAGCACAATCGCAGCGAGCAGATCCGTTAGAAGTTTTATCAGAGTTTCAAAAACTACCAGGAGGGCAACTCAATACAGTGTTGGCGCTGTACTTGAATACTGGCAGAGTTAACACCAGCCTGTTGGGTATTAAAAATAATCCCAAGACCAGTTCTTATGTAAGCAGAACAATCATTCCCGTCTAATGGCCAAATACATTCAGGGCAAGTTTGTGATAAAAAACACAGACAAGTATATAGGCAAAAAGCAACCTACTTATAGATCCAGTTGGGAATTCACTTTTATGAATTTCTGCGATAACAACCCAAACATACTACAATGGGCCAGCGAAGCCATACATGTAAACTATCGTAATCCTTTTACCAAAAAGAACACCATATATGTGCCGGATTTTTTAATAATCTATGTGGATGCGCAGGGTGTTAAGCGTGGCGAAGTGATTGAAGTAAAACCCAGTAAAGAATCAACTTTCGAAGCAGCCAAGAGTGCCAGAGACAAAGCCGCTGTGGTATTGAACTTACACAAATGGGACGCAGCTAAAAAATTCTGCGCTCAACAAGGTCTATCATTTAGAGTCGTTAACGAAAACGATATTTTTGCCGGAACTAAATCCAAATAAATATTGGTATGACCAAAAAACTTGAATCGTTGTTCAATTTACCCGCCGAAGTCGCAGAAGATGTTACCCTTGAACAAGCAGTGACTGCCGCAGAAGCGCAACAGGCAGTATTTGATGATGTAAATAATGCCATTGATAAAATTGATGAAGCACTGCCCGGTGTGCGCGATTTAAATGCGTCCGACAGAGAAATGGACGAACTTGCAGATCTCGCC